AAGTGGCTTTTAGCGTTGGCAACTTGCTCTTTTAACGCTAATTTTTTTCTTCGTATATCTCTTTCTTCGTCAGTATCTTCGTCGTAAGAGAATTGATCTTCCATAAGGAAGTTAATTTCTTCTGCGTTTAAATGTGGTTTGGTTTGCTTATAGTATTCGTGTAATAGATCTTGATCGTCTAATTTTGAATAATCTTGATTAAGCTTAACGTAGTCACTTAAATCACCGCCAGTTTCTTCCATAAAATCCATTAACTTTTGGATATTTTCTGGTAATGGTTTACCGGTAGCTTCTGCTTCAGCTATAGCTTCTTCAACCTTTTCTTCTACTTCAGTAACTTCTTCTTCAGTAGAATCCTCAGTAATTTCTTCTAATACTGGAGTTTCTTGTGCTTCACCTTCCGGTTGTACTTCTTCTTGTTTTTCTGTGGTGTCGGCATTTTTAGACTCTGCAACCACTCCGCTGTCGTCAGCGTTATCTTCTTTAGTTTCATTTTTCTCTTCTTTTGGTGTTGGTGGTTTACTTAAATCTACTTTAACAACACTATCGTCATCAGCAGATTCAAATTTACTTTTATCAACTTTCTCCACGTGCTCATCACCTGGATCTTGTTGATTGTTTGTTGTAGTCTCCTCGACTACTTCTTCTAATTTTTCTTCCATAATATAATATAATAATAATTAATAATTCTAACTAGGATCAAACGAACCTAAATCAAATCCTCCACCTAGTATATCATTACCTGCAGATTCAAAGTTTTTAGGTGGTTTTCCACTATTTCTTTGATCAATCATTTCTGATTGCTGTGTAGCTTGTATTTTTGTTCTCTCGTCTTTTCTATCTTCTTTTTCTTTCTCTCTACTTTTCATACCCTCAACTTCAGCTCCTTTAAGCTGCATGTTGTATTGAAACTCTAAAGCCATAAGTTCTTTTTTCAACTGAGCTTCTTGTTGCATTTTTTGAGCATCAATCTGAGCTTTCATTTGCTCAAATTGAGCTTTGCTTTGCGTCAACGCTTGCTCTTTTTGAACCTCAGCTTGGGCGGCTGCCTGAGCCGCTTTAGCGTTAGATTGTGTTTGTGCTTGTATATTTTCCATTTGAAGCTTTCTATCTTTTTGCTCTTTTTTCTTTCTACGTATTTTAAGCAATTGATTTGCTAGTTTTATATTTCTTATTTCCCTAAGATCAATAGCATCTTCTAGTTCTATACTTTTTTGTTGTAATGCCATTTGAATATTGTTTTCAAGTTTGGCTTTTTCTTCTTCGTCGGGTTGTAATTCTATAAATATACCAAAATCATACAAATGTAATTCTGACATTTCTTCTAGCGTTGCTACATTATGAGCTCCAATAGCCTGTATAAAAGCGTCTTTAGTTGGAGAGTATTCTATAATATCAGATATTCTAAGTGATAAACACTCGGCAACTTCAGCTGTTAAATACAAACCAGACTGCAATATATGTCTAGTTGCAGTATTAGAATTTGCAGCAGCTAATTTCTGAACACCTACTAAAGCATTTTTATCTGGCATGCTACCATCTCTAGCTTCATTAAGTCCGGTTACATCTCTTATCATCTGTAAGTAATAATTATAATTACCAATAAGAGCTTGCATTTTATTGCCACCAGAACCTGATGTTATTTCTTGAATAGGTACTTTACCAGGATTCATATCACCTTCAGAAGTAAAGCTTCTTCCAATAACAGAACCTGTTTGGAAAAACATATTTAAAGCTTCCTGTGGATTATAGTTAGTTCCATTACCTAAATCAACTTCTGCCAAACCATCAGCGTCTAGATAAACACCATCTGGAACCATTCTTGATAATACTTGCTGTAGCTTAAGATGTGTTAATTGTATCATGTCAGCAAAACCTGTTATACGTTTTACTAATGAATCAATTCTACCGTTATACATTCTAGGTGCTACAATCGCGTAATTCATTTTTACTTTTGTAAAATCACTTTTAGGTCGCATCATATTTTTAGACATTTCCCATTTAAGCAATTTATTAGTACCTAAAATCATAGCGCCTTCGTATAAACACTCTATAGACCTTAGCATTCTACCAAAACCTCCCTCCATATCTTCAGGTGGATTAAATGAATCATCTTTTGGTATAATTTTGTCAGCACCAGTGCCTGTTTCTTTTATTTTGTATACTTCATTCATATATGTTTTATAGTTAAAGTATAAAACTTGAATTGTATTTTCGTCTTCTTTATCGTATGTGTGTATTGAATTATAGTTAGATCTATTGTTAGATTTATTTTTCATTATATCTTCAAGATCACTCTCTGTTAAATGTGGAAATTGTTTTGCTAACTCATTTACAGGTATTGTTTTAGCTTCACCAACATAATAAATATCATCAAAGTAAGGAGATTCACTATACGAATACACTAGATTAGCAGGGTCAACATAATCTATAACAACACCTTCCGAAGTATTAAACGCTGTTTTTACAGCACCTATACCACAAATAGTAAGATCTTGATAAAATCTTTTTTTAATTAACTCGTATTTGTTACCTTCAAACAAAACGCTTAAAGCTTGTTCTTCAGCTAGCTCTACAGCTTGCTTGTAGTTAAGCTGCATGTGTATACCTAATTCTTCACTAGACTCAGGCAACTCTTCGTTAGCTATATTGCTCTCTTTCATATCTACTCCAAAACGAGATTCAACCTCTTGGTTGAACTCTTTCATTTCCATATCACTTAATATAGCCTCCATGTATTGAGTTCGTTTTTCTACACCATTAGGAGATTGTGAAAAAGCTTTTATATCGTATGTTCTTTCAGCTATGCCATTAACAACTATGTCTACAAATTTAGATATAATAGGTACTGGTTTCCAGTCTAAATTTAAATAAGATAAATCACCGTTAATAGATAACTCATCTTTATATTTTTGTATAGACTGCTCTCCTCTAGCATACAATCTTAAATTATGAAAATCATTATGATTAGATCTATATCTACTAGAACCCCTATCGTTATTAAACCACTCTTGCTCTATAGCTTTACCTACTTTCAAACCATAATCATAGCTAAGCTTTTCAGCATCGCTTACGGTTTGACTTGGAAAATAACTTTTTATGCCAGACTCTGCCATATATTTATTTTATTATTTGTGAATTAGTTCCAGTATTACTATACTTGGAAACGTTTATGTTTAGTTTTGGTTTTTCAACCTTTACGTTTGGAGCATACAAATGTCTGTTATTCGCCATTATAGCTAAACCAGAACTTATTGACGCATCAAACTTTGTTCTTTTATTTATATCAAACTTACTCCAATCGTTTAATAAATCGTTAAAGTAAAGATCTCCAAACGTTCCATCTTGCTTCATACCTACGTGATCTTGAATATACATCTCGATCGCAGCGGCGTGAGCTTGTTTTATGTCTTCGCTTGAGTTAGGTATGCCACCTACTTCTTTTTCTGCTACAGATAATTTATTCCATATTTTATCAGGCCTGTTCATACTAAAGCCTCTATAACCTCTTCTTCTTAGATAATACAGAAGTCTTGGTTTGTTGTTCTCCGCAAGTATTGGCATACCATAGAATATTAATGCCATTAAAACATCTTCAAAGAATATTTCAGCTGTAGGTGGTCTTGATAAGTATTCTAAAAAGAAGCTGTTCGCAGGAGCGTCCTCCATACTAAACCTGGTTAAGCCGTGTAATGCTCCTTTAGAACCTTCTCCATCTACAGTCCCTGATATATCATAAGAGTCACAACCAAATGCTCCCATGTGTTCATTACCAGGATATTTTATACCGTTTTTGAGTACCACTCTATTTTGTAATTGCTGAGGTGGAACCCAGCTAACTTTAAATCTACCCTTTGGATCTGGATAAAATATTACTTGTGAGTCTTTAATGCCGTTTACCCATTGAAAATTACCAGTTGTAATTCCTAAAGTTCTAGACATTTCTTCGTTGTAATCTATTTGCTCATATATTTTTACGAGATTAAAAATACTATTTTTAGTCTCATCTCTAAACGCATGCTCTGTAGTTCTAGGGAACTGGCGGTAAAATTCATTTAAAGCATCTTGGTCGTCTTTCAAGCCATCTACTTCGTTTTGCCAATTATCTATTACGCCTACATCTATTAGTTCACCGTCTGGGGCAAACACATCTGTGTCAGGAGTAGTGAATACTGGAATTCCGTACTCGTCAATAAATCCTTCGTAGTTCCATTCCATTGGGATAAACAAAGAGTATAAACCAGACTTTGTCTGACCGTTTCTATTTCGCTTAGTGACATTTGATGCATTGTATAACTTTTTAAAATTATCTCCACCTTTGTCTAGGGCGTTGGAAGTTGACCCCATCATACACTTACCTATAATTCTACTACCTAACCGTAAACATGTTTTTGTAACACGCCAATTGTTTAATATATTATCAGGTCTTTCCCACTTACCGCTTTCGTCGTGTACTAATAACGCTAATTTCTCACCGTCATAGCTATTGTCACCTGTATTTTTCCAATCAATAGTTGTATCTAATCCTTCTATTTCTTCTAATCCATCAGTAGCTGCCATTTTCTTTCTTGTAAACTTACTAGCTGGAACTCTATATGCTAACTCTGATTTTGGCCTATCCATACCGTCTTGTACAGGTTTAAAGAAAAAAGGATAGTTTATACTAATCGGTACTACTTTGTCTGTAAACATTTTTTTAGCGTCAGCACCTGTTTTAGATAAGATACCATATCTACTATCACTCGATATAGTGGCTAAATTAACTGTTTCTGCAGATGACATGAACGAAAACCCTGATCTTCTGTTCTTTAAGTAGCACATACCATAACATCTTTTATCAGCTTTGCACGCTTCCCAGAATATAAAAAATAATCTATTTGCCTCTCTAAAGTCCGGAGCGCCAACGTCAATCTTACTCCATTGTAAGTACATATAGTGAGTTCCTACTATGTATGTTGGTTTACCATTATTCATAAACCAAAATCCCTCTTCTCTTCTTTTAAACTCTTCGTCTATATAATCGTACCATTGATCTTTTTTTTCTTCTGGATAGTTTCTCCAATCAAATATGTTTTTGATTCTACTTAATTCTTTCGGATAATCAAACTTAACCCATTTGTTTTTTTCGTTGCTATACACACTTTTTGGCGCTTTAGGCAATGCAATAGTTAAATTTTGTATTTCTATTATTTCACCAATCATACCAGTGTGAGACAATACGATTAGGTCGTGTTCTTTATCGTATCCGTATTTCCACTTTTTACCCTTATTAAGTCTACTTATAGTAGTCTTTTTAATAGGCTCGACTGTCTTAATTAAACTTTGCTCGTACATTACTTAGATCTTCCCTCTGCAAATCCTCTAAAAACCTTCTCTTTTACTTCTTCTTTTTCTTTGCCTTCAATTAGGTT